TGTTTGTTGCTCGGTGAGACCGTCACCAGTTAATTGTATTGCAAAAGTGGTAGCTCCGTTGCTTGCGCTGTTACAAGCTACTGATGCAATAATGCCTACAATAGCGCTAGACCCGGCAGGGACCTGTACGCTACCCGTGGTGCTTTGACCGTACAAACTTGTTAGTGCGGTGAAACTGTTTGCGGCGCTTATTTCGCCTTCTCTTACTCTGTATGATGCCATGTTTATTCCTCTATAGTTTTACTCGTATTGGCCCGAGTTTAGCCAGTGTGCCAGATGCAAAGCCTTTGCTAGCTACTTTAGCTACTGCGGCTGCTCCTAGTGTACCTATAATTTTCGATTTATTTGATAATACTGTTCTGGACATATTATTAATGCCTTCAGAAATCTTACCATCTAGAGCCATCTGTACAGAGTCAGCAAATCCTGTGGACTGTGCTAAAGACAATGCTGTACCGGCTTCTATTGCGCTAACGTTAAATGATTTTTTTGCTCTTCTACGTGGAGCCTTTCGACGTGGGGCCATGTAATTACTCATTATTGAGTAGCCTATATAACTTTATATGCAACATTTTTTAATTAAAATTATGAGTGACCCAAAATATAACTTTGGATCCCCTTCTAAAATGAAGGGCTTGGTAGCAGGCGAAAAAGCAACTTTTAAGTTCTTAGATTTGCCAGAAAAAATAGATACAGAATGGGGCGTTAAGTACACGGTTTCTATCCTTTTACTTTCCCACCCTCAGTATCCCTCTCTTTCTTCTAATGGTATGAAGATGCAATGGCAAACCGGAGCGTCTGTAATGGTTAACACTATTGTACCATTATTGAAAGAAGCAAACAAAGAGTTCCTTAAAGATTATAAAGGATTAACATGGGAGCTTGAAGCAATGGATGACGGAAGCCTTTGGTTAAGCAATGCGTAGAGAATGTACATTGTGTAAACAAGCGTTTTTACATCGTTCAGTAGAAAAATTACACAGTCACTTAAATGTGTGTATGGAATGTCAACAGTCCATTAAAAAAATAGTTGAAAGCTTTGCTTAACGCGCCTTTTCATTTAAAGAAAAGATAAGGATAAGGAAAGTTAAAGGTAAGGAAAGGTATTGCAGAGTGACATACAATGCCTTTCCAAGCCATTAAACTAGTTATATTGGGGTATTTAACTCTACTTTATTGCTTAAAGAACTCTTTAATTGGCTTTGGCATCCCATCCATAAGCTCTTTTTTAGTTTGTTTTACCCCTTCTTTGGGACTGTTTTGATTCATTATTGCCCCTATTCCGCTTTTGTTAGCCATGTACTCAATCATCATACTTGTCCAATCTCCAGACTTAGCAGCTTTTCTTAAATTATTCATTGGATCCAAATCTTTTGCTTTCTTAGTCATTGCCCCAACAGAACCAAAAAAAGAGTCTTGAAAACCTTGTAATTTATCGTGCATTCTATCCTCAATTTCATCTATTACGGGTTCAAGTTTTACTATAAGCCATCCTTCTTCATCAAGTTTTTCTTCCCATTTTTGTATTATCCAATCTCGTAAAACATAACGGTATAATAACAAAATCAGCGCTACTTCAAGCGCAACAAACAAAGGTATTACAAATTGTGCCAATTCCATAATTGACAATGGGGGCCTTATTAAAAAAACAATCTAGGAAAAAGCTTGAGACAAGGCCCCGTTAAGTCTATCTACCGAAATTGGGTATTTCTTCTTTTACTTTATCTTTATCTACAAAAAATGGCCTTGAGGTAGGGTCATTAACAAATTCCTCTAAAAGGTCTCTAATTTTTTGAGCTTGGGTCTCAGACAATTGTCTTTCGACACCTAATATTGCAGATAATTGAGGAAAAGCTGCTGCAAAAGATTCTACAATATTTAATTTAGGAATTTTAAAACCCTTGTATAATCCATAAACTACAATCGCCCCGATTGTTAATACTGCAATTCCAGAACTACCAGAACTCGCTAAAGTTTTAATTATTTCTTTATTGTTAAAATTATCCAATGCTTCTTTTTGTTGTTTAGATACTGTTTCTAAAGTAAATCCTTCAGGTACTAAGGCAACCGGCATTATAGACCAAACCTTTCTCTAGGCCTAACCTGAGTATCGTCTACTGTTTTTGGAGTGTCTGGCAATGTTGGTAATATATTTTTGGGGTTTGGATCATCTTTAACTGATTCTTGAAAACGTTTTAACCCCAATAACAAGATAGGTAATGCTAGTGCTGTACCGATTTTGCTCACATTACCCCCGTTTCTTTTGCTGTAAGATAAGCAATAACGACTCTAACCAAAAGTTGTTCAACTGTGCGCGAGTCATTAAGCCATTTCGGGAAGTGTACATTATAGATCTTGGTACTCATTTAACACGTTTAAATGCATTAAAAAATGCACTTCGCAATTCAATCATTTTATTTAATGACATAGGGACATTACTTTCCATATGATTTAATTTATCATCCATTAATGATGCAATATTTTTTCCTATTGCAGTTAATTTTTTCTTAGTTTGTGCTTTAGTTAATTTCTTTTTTGGCATTATACTAACCTCATAAATGCAAATTCAAACGAGCGTGTACCCGTAGAATTGTTTGTTAATTTAAATTGTACGTTTTGTTGATTTTTTAATACGTTTTGTATTATTGTTATTGTCCAAACATCAGCAGGGTATGTTTCTGCCGTGTCTACTAATACATTATTAAAATTGTCCATATCTTGTCCTAACAAATTACCGCGCAACAATTCGCCAGTAGATACTGGATCCAAGTTTGCAAAACGTATAGTATCTGGTCCTCTTACAGCTTCAACTTTTAACGTTGTACTGCTAGAATCTGGTTTTATTGCTATAAACAAATCTGTAAACCCTGTCATATCTATGCTAGGGTTGTTGTTTGTGTCAGGTCCTAATACTTCACCGCCGTCAGCAATGCTTACGTACCTAGTTAAACCAATAAATTGACTGTCGTTGCTTTTTACCCCAATCCACTTTCCATTTTCGTTAATTTCTCCCGTTGTTACTGTAGGATATACTGTTTGGTTAACGTCAATGTAACCTTCAACAGGGGTTTGTGCAACCCCTGCTTCGCTAGTTAGCGAGAAAGGGGCGTACGCCTTTCTCTTTTTGTCCATTAGTCTCCTTATGCGAATACTAATGTAACTGATACTTGTGCTGCGCCAACGTCAACATCCATTGCTGCGGCAATAGAAACTTGGTTGCTTGCGGTAACTGGTATTGCAACGTCACATTTGAACGGCAGGTTAGTTTGTCCGTTAGATGCTGGTGTTCCATCAACACCTGCACTTCCAATTGTCATTGTTTGTTGCTCGGTGAGACCGTCACCAGTTAATTGTATTGCAAAAGTGGTAGCTCCGTTGCTTGCGCTGTTACAAG